TCATGGTTCAAAACCTCCTTTCTCAGGCCACGCGCCGCCAGATGTGCACATAGTAGGCGGCGGGCTGCACGGTGCTGCTGCGTCCGTAAATAGAATTCGAGCGGGAAGCGTCGAAATACAAATCTTTCGGGACACTATTGGTGACAGCAGCATCAGCACCGCCATAAGAACTAAATACCCCTGTGTTATAGAAAGCGCCTGTCATTGTAGCTCCACTTTCAGAAATGAATGAATTGTAAATATTTTCTAACTTAGGCACAACAGAGCCAGTAATATTCGGCAAACCGGCTTCGACTGTGGTACCCGCTGCGTGGGCGTAGGACGCACCCATCAGCGCCCGGTTCTGTGCAATCTCCTGCCATGTACCGCCGAACAGTGCGGCGGGGCTGGTGGAATCTACCGAAATCCAAAATTTGATTTTCGCATGGTCTTCTGCCAGAGCATCCGCAATCAAGGTCTTTGCAGCGTCTACGCTTATCAGGCCTTTCACTGCATCGCCGGTAGCCTTTCCGTCAGCCGGGGCTCCCTTGACGCTCAGCGTCTCATCGGTGCTCACAATGGCCGCAGCCCTGTCCGCGTCAGCTTTGGCAGAAGCGGCAGAGCTTCCCGCACTCTTTGCGTCTGCGGACGCTGACTGTGCGCTTTGTGCCGCATTGGCGGCGGAAGTCTGGGCCGCGCTTTTGCTTTCTGCAGCTGCTGCGGCCTTTTCCGTCGCGGTGCTGGCTGCTCCGGTGGCGGTCTGAGCGGCCTGCAAAGCGGCCTGCTGCTGGTCTGTCACTTCCTCGGCGTACTGCTTGACGTACTCCATGCCCTGTGCGATGTCCTCGCGGACTTCCACGCCGCGCTCTGCGGTGCGAATCCCCGCGATCGCTTCGTCAAAGGTCTTCTTGTCCATAGATTTCTCCTTTCTCAGCCCTTGAGCGCCCGGCTCAGGTCGTAAGCATCAGACGCCTTGCGGGCAGTCAGGGACTGCAGATCGCTGAGGCTGGAAAACTCGGTGCCAAAGGTAAACTCTTTTTTATCCGGTGCATCCAGCGGCTCCACCAGCTTTGAGCACAGCAGCCACGTATCCACGCCGTGGGCCGTCGAAAAGATATGCGTCTGCTTTCCAATGGCAAGGCGGTCGATGTCAATGCCAGCGTCTTTCAGATCCACAGCCTTCACGGTCATTCCGTTCAGGTACCGCAGATTTTTTGCCAGCTCTTCCTCTGCAGCGTCCAGCAAAGACTGTGGGCTGTTGTAATTGCCCTCGACATGGATTACCTTGGTGATGATGCCGTAAATCTTTTGCGCCTTGACGTCATTGACTGTTTGGGAGATGATGCTCTGGATATCCACAAAGGGCCACGTTTTCTCGGTTTTTGTGCCAAAAGCGATGACCCGCGTGCAGATGTCCTCTGCTTTGGTGTAGCTGCTCAGATCCAGCATGTTGACCCCAAAGGCAATGGCCTGGGGGTTCTTGTCCGTGATCTTCTGCATGTAGTCCAAATAGCGGTAATTCTGCTGCCCAAAAAACGGGAGATTTACCGACCCGTGGCGGATCACAAAGTAACCTCCGTACTTGTCTGTGAGCTCGCTTTGCAGGATGTCCAGCGTTTTGCCGTAATTTTTGCCATCTCCGAAGCTGTAGGTGGGTTCTTTGGTGTCAAAAGCAAAGCGGCTGTCAGTCTTGCCGTTGATCGCAAGACTGTACGAGCCGCCTTTTTCGGTGATCTTGTAGGTGCCGGATTCAGTGCCTTTTGTGATATCGTAGATGGAGTATGTGCCAAAGTCCTTGCTGCAGGTCGGGCAGGAGACATACGCTTTTGCAACGCTGACGATTGCATTCCACGTCTTGCCGTCCGCGTAGGCCACGGGGTACCGGACGCGGAAATTGTTTTCACCGATGCGGGAGAGTACATAGCCACCAGACATGCGTTCTGCGTTGAGCTCCCAGCTCAGGCAGGAAGCTTTCATCTGCGAGTCGACGCTCGACTGCTCGACCTCTTCGCTCCACAGCACCGCGCCGTTGATGGGGTTATAGATCGTGTAGTGCTGGATATAGTCGTCATCGTCGTCATAGTGATGGCCGGACTTCACCACCTTGAGCCCGTCAATGTAGGGCACCACCATAGGGGTGTCCATCTGCACCTTGCCGGGGGTGAACGCCTTGTAAGCGTCCACCTGTGCGTTGTGATTGGCACAGACCCACTCCAGAAACTGAGAAAAGCTCACGTTTCTGGCGCTGTAAGGCGCGGCGCCGCTGTCGTTGAGGTAGGCCATTTCGCCCTCACAGTAGACTTTCTGGCGCACCCGAAAATCCTGCTCGTGGCTCATGACGCGGCCCTGCCAGATCTGCCTCCAGATCTCTTTGCCGTCCTTTTGCTTGTCGCCCTGCTGCACCTCCACCACCGTCATGAGCTTTTGCAGCGCGGAATGTGCGATGTTGCCCAGCGGCAGGGTAAATTCCAGAGACCCAGCCTTGCCCACCTCGCGGGTCAGCGCGGGGCTGATGAGCTTTTTGGTGCCGGTGATGTCTCCGGGGTCGTAGATGCAGGCTTTGTCCACCCACGTGTCAACACCGGACTGTGTACCGGCATAGATCTTGTAACTCATAGGCTCGCCCCCAGATACTTGATACTGATGCTGCAGTCCGCAGACGCAGAGAAAACAAGGGTGCCCACCACACCGTCCGGCATGGTAAGGCCCTCAATGTACTGCCAGTCGGTGGACTTGGCCAGAATGCCTACCTCAAAGCCGTTGAGAGACACCGCGATGTCTGCGGCGGTCTCGCTGCGCTGGAAGTAAATACCGGCCGCACGCGGGGCACCGGTGATGGACACCTCTTTGTCCTCGCCTGCCTTGAGCGGGATATTCGTGTAGTTGCGCACGATGTCCGTTTCAAAGTTGAAGTCATCCCACAGCCAATCGTTCGAGCCATCGTAGATGCTGCGCTTGAAGGGGTTGCAGGTGCCGGTGATGGTAAAGGTGCTGGAAAGCCGGTCACGGGACGGTGAGATCTTCCACAGCCCTTCCCAGTACCACGCGGGATCCTCGTCGAACTTACACCGCAGCCACTTGCCGTGGATGGCGTTGGCGATGGTGCTTTCGATGCTGGGCCACTTGCTTTTCGGGGCATTGCAGAGCAGCTCCATGGTGATGGTGCGCTTTTTATAGTGCACCTTGCCGTTATCCCATGTGGTAAGGTTGAGCAAAGCGTCCGATCCGGTGACCTGTACAAGGTACTCATCCACCTCGGCAGCGCCGATCTTGGGGCTGCCCACCTTGAGATACAGCCCCCAGTCGTTCAGGGTGTGGTAGTCCCCGATTTTTGCGCCCAGAAGCTTTGCCATTACACACCCCTCGCTTTCCGTGTCACCGTCACGCCGATGCGTGCATCCACGTTGGTCGCCATGCGGGGCGACAGCACGCCCACCAGCTCGCCGGAATCCATGACTACCTGACCCTTGCCGATGTCGGGCAGATGCTCGTCCAGCATCCCTTCAATGCGTTCCAGAATGCTGGTCTGCCGGTCAACAATGGACTGCTGGCCGGTGACGCGGTACTGCAGGGCCGCGCGGGTGGAGAAGGTGCCCAGACTGTCATACACGCCGGTCTTGTCAAAGGGGCTCTGGTAGTGACTGACGGGCTGCTGGTCGTTCTTCTTGTTCATCCACATAGCAAGGCCGATGCCGCCAGCGACCGCGCCCACGCCCAGGATCAGGGCAAGGACGGGGTTTGCTGCCACAAAGGACACGATGGAGCCCAATGCGGAGGTGATGCCGCCCGCCATGCCGGAAAAGCTCTGGACGATGCTGCCTAGAGTGCCGCCCACGCCGCCGGAACCTGCAAGACCCTGCACGATCTCAGAGAACGCCTTTACTTCGGTAGTAGCGCCATTGATCCCGGGCGTAATGCCGTTTGTGAAGATGCTTTGGATGGATTCCAGCGCCTTGCCGATGCCGCCGCTGAAGTAGCCCTCATTGACTGCAGTCGCCGCGTCCGCAAGCCACTTAGAGATCACGTCGCGCTGCTCCTGCGACACCTCGCCCCAGATCAGATTGACAAAATCCAGAGCTAGACCGCCCCAGTCGCCGTTTTTGGCGTCACTAAAGGCGCTTTTTATCAGCCCGAAAATGCCCTTATCCAGCTGGCCGGAAGCCTCGCTCAGCTGCTGGTCAATGCGGCTCTGGGTGCCCTTTACGCTCTTGTCGATGAGAGTAGAGGTCTCATTCACCTTATCTTCGATTCCGTCGATGTAGGTGATGATCTTCTCGTAGGTCTCCGCGCCGTTCTCACCGATGCGCTGGCCGGTCTCTGTGACGGTCTTCTTGATATGCTCGCTGCCGTCCGCGTACTTCTCCACCGCCTGCTGCACCTTTGTGGTGATGCCGTTAAAGGTGGTTTCTGAGACGTTGGTAAAGGTGCCCAGCAGCGTTTTTGACATGTCGTCATAGGTCTTTGTGACCTTTGTGACCGTGCCATTGACTTTGGTTTCGACCTGCTTAAAGGTCGTGGCGACACCGTTCACCATCTCCTTGCCGGTGGTGGTAGTGGTCTCGGTGATGCGGTCTTTGATGTTGCCCGCGCTGTCCTTGACCTTTTCGGTGAGGGTCTGGA